TGAACTGTTGACAATATCGCATCCATGTCTTCTGATACTTCTCTCAATTTGAATAGTTCTACGACTAAGTCAAAGCGGGTGAACGCTGGAACTGCTGTTAACTATGAGAGGCCTGGGAAGGAAGATACTTCGCGATCAGCAGAGACATTATCTATATTATAAAGTGGTGAGGGGTGAGGGTTTATGTATCTCACCCTTTTTTAATAAATATCATTATGAATAAAGCTGCCATACTTATATCAGAAGCTATCACAGGAAAGGATTTCATTCCGATCATTGTAAATGGGAAAATGTACCGTGTAAATCCGCCTACCATACATAAAATAGCCGGCGCTTCGGCCTATCTCGCAGTTCTTGATGACAACAAGGATATAGCAGGTGTTATATCTTCATTGAAAGACATTTCTGTCGCTTCTAGCGCACTTTCTTGGTTTATAGATGGAAGTGATTCATTGTCCGAAGAATTGTCTCATGGGACTTTAGAAGAAGTGCTATCCGGTCTTACAGCGGCTTACTCTCTGATAGATGTGAAAAATTTTATGACGCTGTTAGGTTTAGCGAAGAACGTAGCAAATCTAACAGCAAAACAGAGGTTATAGGCAATGATTGTATGTTGGGGCAAATTGCGTCGTTCATGGATAGCCTTCATTTGTCGTATGATGAAGTCGTTTGTAAAATTCCATATCGCAATTTGATCATCATGCAAAAAGATAAGTTGCACGCTGTATACGATGGGGAGGTACTTAAGGAAGTATCTGATAAGGATTTCTTTGGTGAAAATATGAAATTTGATGAGTAATGGAAGTAACGGTTGATTTGTCGGGTCTGGATGAGTTTGTTGAAGAGGTGGAGGAGTATGCAAATGAGCTTATGAAGGAAGCGGCGCATAATGCAGTTGACACTCAAAAAGAAAGAAATGTGAGTAGCAAGAAGACTTATCAGAACCATACGTGGAATCTTCGTAATGCTCCGGGAGCTGCTGTAGTTCGTGATGGGAATATTGTTTATCTATATGTTCCGGCAGATAGCGAACATGCGGGGGCCAAAGGCAAGACAGAGAACCTGCTTATATATGGGAAACTACCCAAAAACGGTGTTGTGTTCGCGGATGGGATGGAGTATGCGAGCTTTGTATCTAGCAAGGGTTTTGACGTTCTGGATTCGGCAAGCCTAACCGTAGAGAAAGAGTTAAAGGAATCATTTGGAAACGAAAATGTAAAAGTCACATGGCAGGAATGAAATTTACCGCAGATGTCAATGTCGAAGACATTATAAAACTGCGTCAAGAAATAGATAAATTAAAGAAGTCTCTAATTGCTGTTGCGGGGATACCAAATAGTGATGTAGCAATAAAACAATTAGAGAAAGAGATAGCGGCGGCTACTAAAAAATTAGAAGAGTATGAAAACAAATATCTTCAAATCCAAAAGCTGAAGCATGACATTGATTCTTCCAATGCTGCAGTTAAAAAGGCAAAGGAAGAGACAGCCGCATTGCAGTCCACTAATAAATGGATTGTAGCCAATACCGAAGCTGTAATTGAAACGGATAAGCAAATAAAACAGTTAAAGAAAAGCTTTGTTTCCCTTGCTGATTCAGAAAAAACAGGTTCTTCCGGAACTGGAATATTAAGACAGGTGCAGCAACTGGCAGCACAAAGACTAGTCGAGGAAGAATCTATCAGAAGGACAATTAAGGCACAGAAGGATCAGATAATTCAGAGTAGGGCGGAAGAAGGCAGTATAACAGCTCTCAGAAAGCAAATAATCCTCTTGACTAAGGATTATGATGACCTCGGAAGAACGCGAAGAAACGGTGATGTTGGTAAGGCATTGTTGGCCCAAATCGCAAACGTTCAGAAGGAATTGAGTGCGGCTGAACAAGCTTCTGGCAGATTTCAAAGAAATGTAGGTAATTATGCAAGTGCATGGAATGGGCTCGGCTTCTCTGTACAGCAGGTGGCTCGTGAATTGCCATCTTTGGCTGTCAGTGCAAATACCTTTTTCCTTGCAATCTCAAACAACCTTCCTATCCTTGTAGATGAGATTGCTAAAGCAAGAAAAGAATATGCTGCATTTAAGGCTGAATTAGCTGCAGGAAATAAAGATGTCAAGGCTGTTGCTCCAGTTTGGCAGCAACTGACAAAGTCTCTTATTAGCTGGCAGACTGCTCTTGTTGTTGGATTAACTCTGCTTTCTGTGTATGGGAAGGAGATAATCAACTGGGGAAAAGAACTTGTGAGAGGAAAAAATTATGTATTGGATCTTTCTACTGCTGAACAAGAATTAGCTGCCGCTAGAAAAAAGGGTATTCAAGATTCGATAAAAGAAAGACTCGAATTGGATTTATTATATACTAAACTTAAAAGTGCTTCAACTTTATTAAAAGAGAGAACAGCTTCAATTAATGAATGGATTTCTAAATATCCTCAATATGCCAATGTTATAAATGAGGAAAAGATTGATATCGATAAATTATCAATTGCATATAGGGCATTAGGCAAAGAAATGATGCAGAGATCTATATATCAAAGTTATATGGATAGAGCTAAAGATATTTCAAATCAAATAGTGGATCAAGAAATAAAATTAAGAAATCAAACAAAGACCTTAAAAGAGGCCAATAAGAGAGTTGAGGAAGCAAATAAGAGATTGTTTGCTGCTCAGAAAAATGAAAGTGATACTTATTCCTCTTTAAGAGAGAAAAATGCAGCACAAAGAGAATTTACTGAGGCAAATAAAAATCTTGAAGAACAAGCTAGAATATATTCGGACATAAACAATAATGTCAGTAAGTTAAAAGGAAACTTAGGAGAGTTTATAAATTCGATAGACGTTGATAAATTGTTTCCTCAGCCAAAGGAAGGAACCTATGATTATTGGCAACAGCAAGTACAATTAGCTGATACGGCATTAAAACAAATAAAAGATACATATCTTAAAACCTTAAAATCGGGAAATACTAACGGGGTTCCAGAAGAAGTTGTAAAACAATATAATGCTCTCATAAAGCAGAAAACAGAAGCAGAAGAAAAGCTTAAACTATATGATGATAAAGGGTTAACTAAGGAGTATAACTCCATCGTAGACCAGCAAAAAAAAATCTCCGAACTATTATACAAGCAAGCAACCGAAAGGAAACGCAAGGAGCAAGATCTGGAGAATCAACTTACCCAGTCTCGTATTGACGCTATGGCAGAAGGAGAAGCCAAGATTCGTGCACAGCGTGAATTGGACAACAAGAAGGAGATACAGGATTTAGAACGTCAGCGGGAAGATTATATCCGGACGGAGATCGAGCTTCAGCGAAAGGCTTTTGATGAACAGGAAAATTTGCGGGCGAAGCAGACTAAGAACTATAAGAAGAGAACGTTTGATGCATCTGCGGTGAAAGTAGATACGTCTGCTTTTGATAAAATTTTGAATAATACTATTCTACGACAAGATATTTATCCTTATCAGGAAGAAATGAAATACTGGAATGAATATCTTAAAGAATATGGTACATTTCAACAAAAAAAAGCTGCCATAAACGAAGAATATAACCTTAAAATCAGTGAAGCTACCACCAAGGGTGCTAAGAAGTCCTTGGAAAAAGAGAAGGAAAATAAACTGAAGGAAGTTAGCTTTGAAGAACTAAAATCATCTATCAATTTTGCAAACATATTCGGAAACCTTGATGCTCAGTCTACTGAGGCACTGGTTAAGATGCGTGATAACCTGAAAGAGGTTATAAATAAAGCAGCTAAAGATATAAAACCTACTGATCTTAAAGCGTTGCAAGATGCCTTCAAAGAAATTGATCTAAAAATAACAGTACGTAATCCCTTGGGAGAACTGAAAAATAGTGCAGATAATTATCGTAATGCTACATCTGCGGTAATCAAGGCTCAAGAGGATTTAAATACTGTTATTCAGGGAGGAGAGGTAATAACTAAAGTATATACCGATGAGAACGGGAAATTAACTACTAGATTACTGACTCTTACCCAAGCAGAAAATAACTTGGCCGCTGCTCAATCTGACAGACAAAAAGCTTTGTCAAAGTTAACTCAAGCAGCAAATTCTATCGGGCAAAAAGGCATGGAGGTTGTAAATGCAGGCAATGACGTTGTTGGAATGCTTGAAAACTTTGGGGTGAAGGTTCCAGAAGCCATAAGTAAGACTTTGGATGGTATCGGGCAAGTAATGAGTGGGCTGGAACGAATAGACTTAACCAAACCTTTTAGTGCTATCACAGGTGCAGTTAGCGTTTTGGCGGGCGTTGGGAATACTATTGCCGGATTATTCGGTTTTGGTGGTGCTGACTATTCTCGTTACAATGAAATGGTTGATGAGTATAACAAGTTAAATGAAATATGGGATGAGTTAATTGATAAGAAAAAAGAATACATAGATATGTCTTATGGTCCCGAAGCTGCTAAAGCGGGAGATGAAGCTATTGAAATAGCAAACAAAAGCATTGAGTCTTATAAAATATTAGGAAGAGAACGATTGCAATCTGGCGCATCTGCCGGTTCCCACTCTATTGGTGTTCGTATTCGCAATAGCATGAGTCAGGAATTATGGGATCAATGGGACGAGTTTGCTAAGTCAATCGGCAAAGATCCGGATTTTATAGGAGGAAGACTTTCCGGTCTCTTTAACTTGACGGCTGAACAGCTTGAAAAGTTAAAAGAGGAAGCTCCTGGATTTTGGTCTAAGTTGGATGGAGATGTTCAAAACTACCTCAATAAGATTATTGAAGGTGGAGAGAGAATAGAAGATATTCAGAAAGCCGTTCAAGAACAATTGACTCAGACGTCATTCGATAGTCTGTTTGACAACTTCATAGATACTCTCATGGACATGGATGCTTCATCCAAAGACTTTGCTGATAATTTTGGAGAGTATATGCGAAAGGCTGTATTCACTCAAATGTTCGCGAAGGGATATGAAGATGAATTAAGAAAATGGTATGAATCCTTTTCTGAGGCCATGGGCAAAGAGGGAGGTATCACCTCTTCTGATATTAAAGACTTAAGAGAAGGGTGGGATACTATTGTAAATGGTGCTCTTGAAGACAGAAAGGCATGGGAGCAGATCGTAGGCGGTGGCGGCACATCTACTTCCCAGGAATCTTCCAAGAAAGGCTTTGCTACAATGTCTCAGGATTCTGCTGACGAATTGAACGGACGCTTCACCGCCCTTCAGATCGCCGGAGAGGAAATCAAGAATCAGAATCAACTTCAAACAATGTCTATTCTTGACTTGAAGGCAGGTATGTTGTCCATAGGTGCAAACACGTCTGGAATAAAGGATATTGCAGGAGAGACAAGGGACCTGATACGGCTTTCCTATGAGGCTATAACAGACATTCGTGACAATACTAACATCATGGTGAAACCTATACAGCAGATGGCGGCTGATATTGCAGAGGTCAAGCGAAATACTAATGGGTTATCAAAAAAGTAAAAAGAAAGGCGGATGTTAGTCCGCCTAATTACTTATTGAATGTGTTGAGCTCTCCTTCAAGCTTATCCAATTTATCGGAGTGCTTTGATTGAGCTATAAGATGGATATAGTGATCACCATATATCATATCTTTTAAAATAATAGACTTATTTATAAACTCCCCCTTATGATGTCGAGTCGCTCTATCAAACATAGAAGTAAATAAAAAACTGCGGTATTGTTGATATGACATTTTTCCTCTAGTATCTCTTTGTTTTATTGGGTCTTTAGAACAATAAAAATATAGAATAACATCATTTTCATCCAAAAAATTGAAGAGTATTGACGCTATTTTATTTAAGGTTCCTGCATTATTAATAATTTCTGTCTTTGACATTGAAATCAGAGCTATATCTACAATTTCAATAGTCGAATCAATTGGTATATTCTTACAGTCAGTAAGCTTTAGAAGGTATTGGTGTCCGTCAGAGCACTCAATAGGCAGTGTGATATTCATTACTTTTTCTTAGCGGGGAAATACTTATCCTTTTTAGTTAAAAGTTCATTTTTGGTTTCACATTTCCTACGCTCCAATTCTCTCACAAATTCAAGAAGCTTTTGTGATGGTTTTTCGATTACTAATGGGTCCTGTGTGTAAGATGAAGTTTTCATATTTAATTTTCCTTTGTTTGTAACGTGTCATAGTCACGCTATTTTGATGTTGCAAATATAAATAATATAAATCAAGATTGATTGATTGATTGTCAGATTAACTATTTATACTATAGGTTTTTAATGGTTTTTAACAGTTTTGGATAGTTGGGAAGATAATCCTTTTATTTAAGCATAATTTCGCACATTTCTTATATTGTGGGATTTTTGTTTGTAAAGTAGAGATGGTTCAGCTATAAATTTACGACATTTGTCAAAGTACGAATTATCAAAAAAGTAATATTATGACAGGAGACCTACTAATCAATAACAAAGATGCCTACACGATGTGGGGAGTCAATATGGGAGATGGATTCATAGAAGCTATTTACGCTCCACTTCCGATGAAAGATGTGATTGAGAACAAGTCGCGTCTGCAGGACGGGAAAAGAATTATAATTGAGAACAGAAAGGTGGACGAACGGGATTTGACTCTTACATTTACACTAAAAGGAAGTTCCCAATCCGATTATACTGCCAAGTACAAGGCGTTCCTGAATGAGATAACAAAGGGGGAATTTACAGTCAAAGTTCCGGCATTAGGTGAAGAGGTTTATCATATATACTATCTCCGGTCAGCATCTTTCGGCTTCAATACTGCAAGAACGTTTTCAAAGATTTCAGTTAAGCTGAACGAGCCGAATCCTGCGAATAGGGAATAAAGTTACCACAATTGGCGAATTGTGGTTTATAGAGTTGCCGGATTTTATGTTTTGATGTTTCTATCAACGAACTTTGTGATATGGCAGAATTAATAGACATCAAAGACATATCCGGCAACATTCGTTTTTCTACTTCTATCAACGAAGGATCAAAGCGGCACTTTCTTCTGATGAAGGAAGACTATATAACTTTGAAGTTTTCTCTTGCAGATCCTATCTACTTTCAACTAGGAGATGGTATAGATAACGAAATTGGCATGTTTGAGCTTGTAGACTTGTACAAGCCCACCTATAATTCTACAACCGGTGGTTATGATTACGAACTCCGGCTGGACGCCTACTACTGGAAGTGGAAAAACAAGAAGTTTTTCTATACTCCGGAGAGTACCGGTCGCGAGGCGAGCTGGAACCTGACAGCCACTCTTGACGTTCATCTTAAAGTCTTCCTTGATAACCTGAAATCACTCGGATACAAATATAGAGAAGAGGATTTTAAATATGAGATTGACACTACGGTTGAAAACACTTCCAAGCTCGTTTCGTATGATAGCGTAAACCTGATTGATGCCCTTACCCAAATGGCGGAGACATGGGAGTGTGAATGGTGGATAACTGATAAGACAATTCATTTCGGACGTTGCGAATACAGCTCTCCCGTAGATTTCAAGGCCGGAGATTTGACAGATACTGAGGATGTAAACGTAAGCTCCATGCAGCGTAGCGATAGTCAGACGGTTTTCGCTACTCGTGTTTATGCCTTTGGTTCAACGCGAAACATTCCTTCTACTTACCGTAAGAATCTTTTTTTTGATGTCAAGCAGGCAAACGGTAGGGAAATATCCGATACGGCAAGACCACTTGATGTAAAGTATTTCCCAAGTCGCGTCGTTCACAAAGAAGAGTATCCGGTAAAAGAGAGTGTAGGTAGTGGCAGTTTTACTGCATCTTATGTAGAATGGACGCATGACACTGATATCGTAGCTTCGTTACCTGCAGGGGATTATAAGGTTTCATCAGGAGATGGCATATCAATTAATGTATCCACAGTTATTCCTTCAATCGGATCAGGACGTTCTTTTCTTCCTGCCGGTGATTATGTTTTGAGGGCATCTTATGTCTATAAATTATCTGGCGTAACTAAAGAAGTTTCTATAGGTAATCAAACGGTTACCTTATCCCAAGAGCAGCAGTACGAAGTCTCTGCTGTGTTTGCTGTCGCTTCTTCTTTGCAGATTGAAGGAAATGCTACTGATTTAAAGATCAGGATATACGCACATGTCCCATCCCGTGAATCCTCTATTCTGAATGATTCTTTCTCGGCTTATGTTTCGTATGATATAACTCTATTCAAAGGATCGTCAGCAGATGCTACAGTGACCTTTCTTTCCGGACTAAATTCGGGTAAGACATTCTCCTGTGTATATAATCCGGACCATTTAATCGGTGATTCCGCTAACGTAATACAATTGCCTAGCGGAGTAACGGCCTCGCTCGGTGATAGATATACAATTGACAACATCATTAAGGGAAAGGTTCCTGACAGCTACTTTAGCAAAGATGACAAGGAGCTTACTTTAAATGGTGTGGTCCAGAAACGTCTTATGCTCCCGGAGGAAGTTCCTTATGTGGATGCTTACCGTTATAGTCCTACAGGAGAACGTATATACATTGGTGAAACTCATTATGATGACAATAATAATGTGGAGATGTCGCAGGAAGAAGCTGTAGAGGGAATTGTCATCTTTGAAGATGAATATCCCAAATATGTCGGCACATTATCAAATGTAACATACCGGGAGGAAGATGAACTTGACGAGGATGACAATCCAACAGGAGACAAATATCGTATCTATACGTTCAAGGATGCAGGACTGAAGAATTTTACAAATGACTTCCGGCTGGACGGAGAAAGTTTCCGCTTAATCTTTCAGACAGGAAAACTCGCGGGCTTGGACTTTGAGTTACTTCTGCAGGAGAGTGATGATTCCGGTACCACTTTCGAAATTGTACGTAATGAGGATTACGGTCCCGACCGTTACCTTCCTGACAACATTTTGTTTCCTGCTAATTCTGACACATATGTTCTTTATGGTTTTGATACGGCTTATGTTTCAGAGGAATTGATTCCGGAGGCCGAAGATGAGTTATTGAAAAAGGCAAAAGACTATGTAAAGAAGTCTATGATTGATCCTTCCACCTACGATTGTGATATGGACCCTGAGTTCATCTATAATAATGAGAATATTATCACCTATGAGGTGGGAGACAAAGTTAACCTGATCAATAAGGCTTTCTTTCCTAAGAGCAGACAATCCAGAATAATTGGTTTTGAGTGGCCGCTGGATATTCCTTACGATCATCCAATTTATACGGTTGGAGAGACTGCCTCATATTCGCGTATAGGCGAGATAGAGAGTAAACTTGATTCTCTTACATACAAGGGACAGGCATATACCGGTTCTGTGTCAGGAAGTGGAGGAACGAGTATATATCTCATCGGTTTGAATGACAAGACTGTTCCTACGGATCGCAATACATTTTCGGCAAAAAGAATTATTGATGAGATTGAACGTCGCTCCCTTAGCAGCATTGAAGATGACAAAGCAGAAGGATTGATAACTCTCGGTAAGGGATTTGTGTCGGAAGGATTTTCTGCAGCTAACGGTGGCCTTGTAGTTCGTGGCGGAGAATTGATAGAAGAAGTTGAAGATTCATTGATTGAAGAATTAGAATAATATGGCAATACTAAGTAACGGTAAGTTCTACGGATTTCTTTGTTCTGTGAAAGCGACAGGACGTAAGTTGTCGAACGGCGTAAAGGAATACGTCGAAGACTTCGTGTCCGGATTTGCCGGTCATGGATGGAAGCTGTGGGAGTATATCAAGGGTAAATGGAAACTGGAGATAGACAGTCTCGTTGTTCGCGAAACAATGGTCGTTTTTGAGCTTCTTATTCAGAAGATCCGCGCGGTGAAGGGTGCACTGGGTATCACTCAGGCATGCGGTCGTATAAAGACTGCCACGCTGGATGAGTCCGGACAAAACTGGCTGGTCACCATAGAGGATGAGATGTCTTTTGTCGCACACGATTTCATCCGGTGCCAGGATTGGACGAATGGTACCCTTAAAGGCTATTGGGTCGAGATAGCCGAAATACGCAAGATTGACGGTGTTGATACAATCGTCATACCTGTCAGTGAGTTCACCGGCGGTATAGGTTACACAGACGGCATGGAGGCTGTTGATCCGGCATTGTCGGGTATGACTACTCCGGCTGTCAGTGATGAGATTGTCCAGTTCGGTAACTCGAAGGATGTAAATCGTCAGAGTGCGATCTATCTGCATGCCGATGAAGGTGGACAGCCTGCAATCGATATTCTGTTTGGTATCAACAGCAAGAGTTTTGCCGGTTGTACGAAAATCCGTATGGGCGGTGATATTCCCGGAACAGACGGGCTTAAGGGTTTCTATTGCGAAAATGGTATGATCAAAGGTACAGACTCTAGAGGGCATGTCGTTTACTGTATCTATCCGGACGGTACTGCTGAGTTTGGAGACGGATCAGCCCGATTTGCTACAGATAGATCAGGTCACATAGCCGGAGGTGCCATTTCGTGGCATTGGGATGCATCGAAGAACAAATATGTGTGTTCGATGAAAGGAGTGGTTCTAACGTGGGATAATCTGGACGAGGAAACAAAGGAGAATCTAAAGGGAGAACCGGGTAAAGATGGCCAGGACGGTACGAATGGTACTGACGGTAAAGACGGTACAAGCCTCATTTTTATGGGGGAATTCTCTTCTGCTCCGGCAAATCCTCAGAACGGATACTGGTATCGTAATACTACCGACAAGAAATGCTACGTATACCAGGATGGCGCATGGTATGTGATGACTGAGGATGGTAAGAATGGTCTTGACGGAGAAGGAAGCATCTCTGCTGATCTTGACGATGAAATGCAGTCTGTAGCTTGCTCTCTGGACGGTACAGTGGTATTTGGTTTGCCCATCACGACGACATTCTCTATGTTCTACGGAACAACCGAGCTTCCTCTTGATTCTCTTTCTGTAGGCAGCATTACAGGCGTGACAGCAACGGCTGATCGTAGCACGGGGATAGTTAAGGTAACAGCTATTACTGCTGCGGTGGCTGATGTAATTCGTATACCCATAACGGGACGGGTAACATACAAAGGTTCTCAGTATGAACGTACCCTGCATTTGTCGATAAACAAAGTGAAGCCCGGGGAAAATGGAGAGGATGGGACCGACGGAACAAATGGTCAGAACGCGGTCATTTACTCGCTTCAGCCATCGACCAATATCATAAAGAGAGATGCTGACGGGAACAGTGATGTCTCGAATATATCCTGCCGGGTGATGAAGACCGACGGAGCTTCTACTGTCGTATCCTCTCTGCCAGTTGGCTACTCAATGGATTATATTATAGACTCAGGAAATGCGACTAGCTATACTCCGGATAAGCAAATATCCGTCTCCGGGATAACAGATAAGATACAGTTCCGGCTTTACAATGAAACATCGGGAGTAGTACTGATCGACCGCGAAACGATTGCTGTTGTCTCAGACGGGAAGAAGGGGCTTGACGGTATAAATGGTGAAGATGGTAAAGACGGGCTCAGTATTACGTGGAAAGGGGATTTATCAAGCGCTCCTGCCAATCCTCAAAAAAACTGGGCTTATCGCAATACCAGTAATGGTATCGTCTATATCTATAACGGCACCGCTTGGGAGTTGATGGTTGCGGACGGTCAGGACGGAACAGATGGTACTGACGGCACGGATGGCCTGAGTGTTTTCATTACATACCATGACAGCGAAGATGAACCATCCCGTCCGACCGGAAGCGGAACAAGCGGAGGATGGCACACTAACGCAACAAAAGATGTTGTCTGGATTTCTCAGAAGGTCGCTTCAAGCGCTTCTTCCGGCACATGGGGTGATCCTATACGATTCAAGGGATTACCGGGGAAATATACGGAGCTACGGTATAAGTATGCTTTCGGAAAGCCTGCTACGCCTACCGGTACAAATCCGGCAGGATGGTCCCTTTCTCCGGATCGGGAGGATATTACCTTCTCGTATTCGGGTAACTTTACAAAAGACGGTGATTACTATGTCTCTCCATCTCCTACATCTCATTCCTCGACATACAAGCAAAGGGTGTCATTTACGACAAGAAGAGCTAATCAGATGATACATATAGAGATTGATGTATCATCCGAGCAGAACTACGACAAGGGTATCGTAGAAGCCCTTGATACGTCCTATCGCATGGACAACGAACATGCCTGGGAGGGAAGCGGAGTGACTAACGCGGTGGTGGATATTGCGGTGCCTACAGCTGGCAGTCACTTTGTTGAGATTGTATATACGAAAGACGGCAGTGGAAGCAGCAACGAGGACAGAGTCAAGTTCCGTATGCTCGATCCAACGACCTGCTGGTATTCCACTGCAGTGATTGATAGTAAAACAACTCCTTCCTGGAGCGAACCTGTCATATTCCCAACGGACTCCAAGACCGAGGAGCAGGTTTACCTGCTTGCAAAGTCTAAGCGTAATGTTATTGACCTTCCGGCATCCAACGAATATGTTAACGAATACATTGGTGATGCTCCTGAATACAGTAGCTCAAAATTCTATTCGGCAGGTAACATAGTAAAATACAATAATGTATACAAGGTAGCTATTCAGGCGCATTCGGGGATTGCTCCGACCAATGAAGCATACTGGGAAGATGTGCTCTGGTGGGTGGATAATCCTCGTGGAGCATCGGAAACTTATCCTTATGAGTATACTTGTGAACGTACTCTACAGGGTGGAAAGTGGGGAGAATATAAGAACTATCGTCTCTTTGGTCATTACGGGAAGGACGGTGAACCGGGAGAGGATGCAAATCTCCTTCCCTGGGTAGAAGATTGGAACAATAATAAAACAGAAATAGGTGGAGAATACCTTATTTCACCTAAGATATTTTCTGGAACCAAGGATAGCAGTGGGAAACTGACCGGAGTCGCGTTAGGAAGAGACTGTGTAACTGTTGATGGAGAAAAAAAGACAGGGATTTTTGCTCTTGATCAGGACGATCTTATGCTTGAACTCGACCCTTTGAATAAAAGGTATGTATTCCGGGGTACAAATATTATCGGTTCTCCTAATGGGCAGAGAGTGGTTATTAGTCCGGATAGCAAGGATATTAAAATATTTGATGATAATAACAAAAATGTTCTACGTATTGATGGGGCCAGCAAAGACTCATTAAATGATTTGTTTAGCCAAAATATTCCTACGATTAATGTCAAGAACATTCCGGCATCTGTTCCAAGTCAGGAAAGAGAATACATGGTGGATATTACTGACCCTATATATGTGACTGGGAATGTAGCACTTGATGGACGATTTTTCGGTGGTTATACTAGCTCATCCCCTAATACAATATTTGTTGAAATCATTCTTAAGGCTTATAGCGATAGTTCATTGCAAAATATCATATATGCAGATTATATATATTCAAAGGTTGTCTCATACAAAACAGAACACATCTTCAACGATGAAATGTTTACAGGATTCTTAGTAAGCGGATATAATGTATTGTCCTTAAGACTGGCCATGTCTGAACAATATCCTCATAGTTTTTCTATAAATAATATGTCTATCACTCCTGTGGTAAACGAATATTTATCCTCACTTTTTGCAAATGGAATATCATTAGGAACTTCTTCTAAGAATCTTTTTTCTGTCATGAACAGAAGGGTGAATGGTATCAACTCAATACAAGCAATTTTATCAGATGGTACATCAGGACTGAGATTGGATAGTAACGGCCTGCAATCGTCGAGAAATGGTCGCTGGGGAATGGTACCTTCTATAATTTGTTATGGAAGGGCGTATTCTACGCCTTCAAACGCTTATATAAGAAGATGTAAAAGTTATAATGGTGACATTCCGACTATAACTAGGATGTCGTCAACAATGGGATATTTAAGAATGAATATTCCTTCTTCATGGACTACTGACGGATTTAGCGAAAGTACTGTTCAAATCATGTTAACGGGATTTGGACAATCGAGAAATGGTTCTGCTTCGAATATGAGTGAATTTCTAATCAAAGCAACTGTGCTTTCTGTAACTTCTAGTGAAGTGTATATCGGATTATCAGATGATGATACGGGAAATGATGGAGAATTTTATTTTGAAATGAAATGGCTTTAAAAAGATATATATGCGAGCAAAAGGTACAATAATCAAGTTGGCAATCTCCATCGACCTCCCTTCGGGGCTGACAATGGATAATGTGGACTTCCAATGCCGCTTCTTTGTCTTCTCCGCCTCACAGACGATAAAGAAGTCTCAGATGGTACGTATTAATGAGAACAGCTACAGTTGCTATGTTGACACTAAGATTATCGGATCGGGGGAAATCTGGCTGGAGACTACGGCTTACCTTCCTGATTCCGATTATGAAGGCGGAACAAGAGTAGAGGTAGATAAGATGAATACCGGTATAAAGACAGTGTAAAATGGGATGCATATCTGTACATATCGAGGCTGTCAAGGGCATTGGAAATGTCTCGGCCAAAGCTGATGAGATGAAGGTTTCCGCTTCGGCAACGGGCATGAAGGTGTCGATAGGAGTTGTCTGTGATGTTGGTAAGCAGGCTTATTTAAAGGTGGACCCTGAATATATATGGCTGATGCCTTCGAATAACTTTGAGGATAACGTCGATGTGTTGTCCAATGTGGTATGGCAGGCTGTGCAGGAAGAATGATATAGTTAATTGAATTGTTTTATTTAAATGTTGTATTATGGCAAAACCTAGTTGGTTAAAATTAAATCCGTCTACCGGATCTGGTAACGGAACAATTGCGAATAGCGCGGACGCTCATACTGGGCGTACAGCTCGTACTGGTACAGTAACGGTTACCGGTGTTGGTGTTTCCACTCCTTCAACTTATAAGGTGACTCAATCTCCGAAATCTGAGTTTGCTTCTTTTGATAACGGTTCGGAAATGTCTGCTCCCAAGACAGCGGGTACTGTGACCGTAGAGGGTAAAACAAACTCTTCGAAATTGACGTTTGCATGGGCGGGGAGTGTAGTTGATGTTACCTTGCCTGCAAAGTATAATGCCAATGGAACGCAGACTAACAATGCGGCTACTATTTCTGGTGATCCGGGAGCTACCGCAGAGTTTCCCTTTTCTATTGAATTGGAATTTCCTAAAAATGATACTATCGAAGAGGTCGTTAGAACCTTAAAGGTGACGGCCAATGGCGGACAAGCTGCTCAGATTGCTATCAAACAGGCTGCCGGTGATGCTACATTGTCTGTTTCTCCGGCTGAGATTACTATTCCTCAGAGTGGATCTGCTGTATCCGTTAATGTTACGTCTAACACTTCTTGGACTGCTGCGTAATGAGCATACAGATTCCTTGGAAAGAAGGAGAAGGCAACATCGTTATCACTCCCGGTTCAAATGGAACCGCAAGCGCATCAAGCGATGTTGCCAACGAAGGACTCGACAGGGAGCAGACTGTTGTGTTTAGGACAACTAATAGTGGAGTACAGGCATCTGTCTCCACTACCATCTCCCAAATAGGCAAGAGACAGGCGTTTGCTGTTGCTGAAGGACGTTTCTTGCTGTCGGATGGAAGTACGTTTAATGTGATTAAAAAAGAGTTTCATGAGTGATTATAATAGCGGATTTACAGGAGATAGAGTTGTAGAATTACTGAACATGATTCCCAACTTGGCAAAGGCAGACTTGTCTAACGCTATGACTCTTTCCTTGGGCATGAACGGATATGCTAAGTTTAATAATGGTTTATTGATTCAGTGG